GCATCAGGTTCAGCTACCTTCACTCAACGTACTATCGAAGTATGTCCTCGTACATCTTTCGATGCTTTATGTTTGAAAGACCTTGACAAGAAATACTTAGGTATCTCTGCTCTTGCTCCAGGTTCTTACAACGAAACTTTCGCTTTGGCTACTCAGTACAGCGAATTGTTAGTTAACCAATTCCAAAAAGCAAACGACCAATTCTTGTGGCAACAAGTTTCAGGTTCAAGCTCTACCTTCGGTGGAACTTGTGCTGTAAACGGTTTGGCTACTATCATCAGTTCTTCTACTCCAGGTGTAGTTCCAGTTGCTATCAACGCTGCTTCAAGTTCAGCTGCTAACATTTTGACCCTTATGGACACTATGATTGCTACTTCAAGTGCAGACGTTGCTGATCGTGAAGATTTAACTTTCTTTATGTCAGTTACTTTGTTCCGTAACTACTTGACTGGTTTGAGATTAGCTAATAACTTCTACTTCGATCCAATGTCTGTTACTAACAGAGGTGGTTTGTATGAAATGCAATATCCTTTCCAACCAAACATTAAAGTTGTTGGTACTGTAGGTTTGCAAGGTTTGAATCGTATCTTCTTAGGTCCTGCTAAGCAAATCGTTGCTGGTACTGACTTGTTGAGCGATTTCACTGAATTCCAATTGTGGTATGATATCAACACTGACACATTGCGTCACCGTATTTCTACCAAATTAGGAGTTAACATTGCATACCCTGAATTCTGGGTGTCTGCTCAATAATTTGTTCAACCATTTAAAAACAGATAACATATAATTATGCCTTGCGATATTACCTCAGGATTTCAATTAGGCTGCCGTGATAACACTGGTGGTTTAAAATCAATTTATATCTTATCTGGTTCGATTACTAGCATTTCTGGAAGTCAAGGTTTAATTACCTCGATTTCCGGTTCAGGAGTATGGTACGAATTCCAATTATTTAGACAAACATCTAACTATAGTGAAGAATTAGTAGCAACTCCAGAAAACGGAACTATCGTTTACAATCAAACTTGTAACGCTGTGTTCTTTAAAATGCAAACGTCAGTACGTAACCAGGTAAGAGTGTTAGCACAAAACCCTAACTTAGCAATCATCATCGAAACACAAAACGGTTCAGAAAATGGTGCCGCACGTTGGTTCTTGATGGGTCAAGTAAACGGGTCACAGTTGTTGAGTGGTACAGCACAAACTGGAACTGCATTCAGCGACTTGAATGGATACAATTTAGTATTCAGTGGTAACGAACCTAACCCTGCTTCAGAAGTTAGTGGTTCAGCTAGTACCTTTACAGGTTCACTAAGCGGAATGACTATTGTTTCTTACGCTTAATTCTTAAACAATAAACCAAATGGGGGTTGCACTAATGTGTTAACCCCCTACTTGGTTGAAAGTAAACTATGCTACAGTTAAACGTTTCTTCAGCAACAAATTCAAGTGCAGTTTACCCTGACGTAACAGCATCTATTGGTACAACTCAGGTTATACTTGAATTCACTCAGTCATACGATTATTCTACTAAAGGTGATGTTATTGCTACTTTAATTAATACTGTAAGTGCTACAAATCCTTGGTTAGTATTTCAAGTATCAGGTTCAACATTACCAACAGCATCAGGACAATACGATGTTAATATTTGGCAATTCACTCAAGCATCAAATTTATTAACTTGGGGAACTCAAAATACATTATGGGCTGCTACTGCTAATTTATGGTCTGGAGGAGGTTCGTATGTTAAAACAGCATTACTTTCAACTGATAGAGCATTTGTTTCAGGTAGCAATTCTCAACCCACATACACATATTTATCTCCGACAGACGGAGGTACTTATATTACCTATAATTATCCATAATAATGAGTAACAAATATACATTTAAAACTATCCCACGTAATAGCCAAACTAATCAACGTATCAGTTTAGTTGAACGTAAAAATCAATTCTACATTAGTTTTGGTGCGGATAATGGTTTTCCAAATAAATTAATCGATTTGATGAACTATTCATCAATTCACGGAACTTGTATCAACGCCACAGTTGACTCAATTGTAGGTAATGGTTTAACAAGTGATAGACCCGATACATTAGATTTTGCTAACTATGAAGGTGAATCGTGGAACGATTTGCTTAAAAAAGTAGCTAAAGACTTAAAACTATTTGGTGGATTTGCTTTAGAAGTAATTTGGTCTAAAGATAGAACCAAGATAGCAGAAGTATATCATATTGATTTTTCATACTTGCGTGCTAAAGAAAAGAACTTTAGAGGCAAAGTACCAGGTTACTACATTTGGGATGAATGGAATGGTATTAGCGGATACGTTAATCAATCATTAGAAGATATTCCATTTTTACCTGTATACAACCCGTTAAAAAAAGACGAGGAACCATCACAAATTTATGTTTACCAAGACTATCGTCCTGGTATGAAATACTATCCAGTACCTGATTATGTAGGTGCTTTGAAAGTAATAGAATTAGATGCACAAATTGATACTTTCCACCTTAACAACATTAGTAATGGTGTTGTACCTAGTTTGGCTATTACTACATTTACTAATGCCAATGAGGAAGAAAGAGAAGCAATTGAAATAATGCTTCGTAATCAATATGGTGGAGCAGAAAATGCAGGTTCATTAATTTATATGGACGTTGATAGTCCAGAAAATGCACCAGTCATAACCCCTATCGATTCTAATGGAACAGATGTTTATTATACAACAATAAACGACTTAGTAACGCAGAAAATACTTACAGCTCACCGTATTACTTCACCTATGATGTTAGGTATTAAAACAGAAGGACAATTAGGTGGTAGAACAGAAACATCAGAAGCTTATTTATTGTTTACAAACACAGTAATTAAACCATTCCAACAAGCAATCTTAGATTGTTTTGATGAAATATTAAAAATTAACTTTGGTAATGATTATATTTTAGGTATTGAACAACTTAAATTATACAGCGATGGTAAAGAAGAAGTTGATGTAGTTACAGGACAAGAATCAGAAGTAGGTGAAGATAACGTACTTGAGGCACAAATTGAACGTGCCGATAGAGTTAACGACCCTAATATTAACCAAGCAGGACAAGAACAACCAATCAATTAAAAACTTTAAAACATAAAAATATGCCAATTCAAGTCATCAGCGGAACCACACCCGCAAATACAGGCCAACTAGCTACAACTGCTTCTGTCACTTTAACAAGTGCGAGTTTAGCTAATTTATCACTTATCCCTTCAGGTTCATTTATTTTGAATGGATATAACATTGTAACTACTGGACCTACAGCCTCAGCAAATACTGATACTACTATTTTTGTATCAACTGGTTCAAACTTCCAAAATACACTTGCTAATATTAGAGATGCAATTAATGTTACTGCTTCAGCAGCTAATAGTGCTACTGCATATGCTGATTTGCAAGGTGTAACTTCAATTACTGGTTCAAATACAATTACATTTAGAGCAGGTGCTGTAGGACAATATGTTTATCCTAACGTATTACAATCAGAAAACTATATAGTATCAGGTAGTACAACAACTTACTTTAGTGGTGCTTCAATGTACGGTCCTGCTGGTTCAGGTAAAGTAACTGGTTCTTTCACTCAACTTTTAGCAACTGCTGATGCTCAAGTTGTTATTTCAGGTTCAGTATTAGGTGAAGCTGCCTTTACTTTATCAACAGGAACTACATACACACCAAGCGGAAGCGGATTAATCGAAGCAGTTACAGTTGTTAACCCACAAGGTACTGTAGTAGCATCTTAACAAACTAAAAACAAAGACAATGACTGATGTACTAATAATCAGTGAAGAAAACCTACGTCAATTCACTGATATAAACAATAACGTAGATAGTAAATTACTTAAGAACGCTGTTCGTGAGGCACAGGACATTGAAATTCAGCGTATATTAGGTACTAAATTGTACGAGGCAATTTTAAATAAAATTAGAACCAATACATTAGCAGGTGATTATCAATACTTGGTAAATAATTGGGTACAAAATGCCTTATTATATGCCGCATACTATTATGCTTTAGAGGACATTTATATCAGACCACGTAACAATGGTTTGTTGTCTCCTACAGGTGGTGAAAATAGCGAAAAAGTAGATGGCACTTGGTATAATCGTAAAAGACAATCCGTAGAAAATAAAAAACAATTCTACGAGGAGCGCCTAACAAATTACTTAATTCAAAAACAAGGATTATATCCAGAATTAAATGGTAACGTTGAACTTCAACAAATGTATCCTGATTTTGGAATTCAATACAAATCACCAATTGTTATGAGACGTAATGGTAGAGGTTATCACGCGGGACAAGCTCGTGAATGTGGTTTACCAATTTATGATTCTCGTTATCCTCAATTTCCTCAATACCCTTATAGGGCATATCAAAACAATGTATCTAATTTTTAATATATAATGGGACGTAATTTATCCAATCTTTACATCAGTTCATCGTATCAGTTTATTACACAAATAAGTGGTAGTGAACTACAAGATGGCTTAGGAAACACTATAAGTAGCTTACTTATAACTGCCTCAAGAGCAGATAATGCTACTTCGGCTTCACAAGCTGTAAGTGCCTCGTATAGTAATGTAGCTACATCAAGCTCATATGCCTTGGTGTCTACAAGTAGTTCGTTTGCTATAAACGCTACTAGCGCCTCGTATGCACTAAATTCAACATCAGCATCATTTGCTACTACAGCATCATTTGCTTTAAATGCAGGAACAACTGTAAGTACAAGTTCATTATTAGTTACAGCAAGTGCTGTTAATAACGTAATTACATTTACTAAAGGTGATGGTTCTACGTTCCCAGTAACTGTAGCAACAGGTTCAACTGTAAGCTCATCGTTTGCTTCAACAGCATCATTAGCGTTATTAAACGTTCTAACAGCGTCTAGTAACAACGCAACTATAACATACACTAAGGGCGACGGAACTACATTTACTAACGTTATAAACAACGTAGTTAATGCTACTTCGGCTTCATTTGCTACATCTGCTTCACAAGCAGTATCAGCATCACAAGCACAAACAGCAGTATCATCATCTTTTGCTACAAGTGCTTCAGTTGCTACTTCGGCCTCATTTGCTACATCAGCATCACAAGCAGTTAGTTCATCGTTTGCTATTTCAGCAAGTGTAGTTACTTCTGCTTCATTTGCTACTTCAGCATCTCAAGCAACTACAGCATCATTTGCCCAAAACATAGCAAGCGGGTTAAGTCCTACATTTGCTAATGTAACTGCTTCTAACGTATTGATTACAGGCACAGCAAGTGTTGCTTTATTATATACTCAAACAATTTCATCATCTGTAATTTACTCAAGTGGTTCAAACCAATTTGGTGATGCTTCTAATGATGTTCAAACATTATATGGAACAGTAGATATTAAAAACGGACCCGTAGCAATAACAGGTTCAGTTAATATTACTGGAAGTGATTTAACAATAGCTAACGGAAGCAAAATAATAGCACACGACATTAATGCTGGTGGGGCTAATGGAATTGAAATAAATAATAATGCGGGAAATCCTGTTGCTTTATTTGGTGCTGGAGGTTCTCAAGGTGCTACATTCTATGGACAAATAAATGGTACTACTTTTGTTGGCACAGCTAGTTTAGCTACTTCGGCTTCACAAGCAGTATCAGCATCATATGCTTTTAATTCAACAAGTGCTTCATTTGCTACTTCTGCCTCACAAGCAGTAAGTTCATCATTTGCTACTACTGCTTCATTTGCTTTAAACGTAACACCAACTAACACAGGTTCGTTTTTAGTTACAGCATCAGCAGCAAGTAACGTAATCACATTTACTAAAGGTGATGCCTCAACGTTTAATGTAACTGTAGCTACTGGTTCAGCAGGTGTAACTATATTTACAAATCCTTCAGGTAGTAATAACGCTGTTGGTTATGCTGACCAATTTTTCAATTTTGACCCTATAGGTTCATCTACTCCATTTATAAGTAGTTCTATTATATTTGCTGAAAATATTACTGGTTCATTCTTAAATAATGGTGTTATAATTGGAGGTAAAAATCATACATCTAATGTTATTGATGGTAACTTCTGGGCACAATTTAATAGTGGTATTTTAGGGGGTGAAAGTAACTCAATGTTCTTTAGTGGTTCTAATAACTTTATAATTGGTGGTAAATCCAATCAATTAGAAGCAGCAGGAATACAAAATAGTGTACTTATAGGTGGTCAATCAAACAGATTATATGCTGTTGAAAATTCAGTTACTTTAGGTGGTACAAATTTAGATGCTCGTACAGCATCAAATCGTTCAGTATTCCTTGGAGGTTCAAATGGTACATTTGATTTTTTACAAGATAGTGCTGTAATAGCAAGTAATAATACGGCATTTATGGGTGGTACATTAAATAACGTAACTGTACTTTCTTCAAGAGGACTTTCTAAAAATGCTATAGGAACAGATATTACAAGTAGTGTAGTAATTGCTGCTGTAGATGGTTCACAATCAAACAGAAATTTAAATAAACCTTATACTTTATATAGTGAAAGATTACAAACATTTAATGGTGCTGAAATTACAGGTTCTGTAATTATTACAGGTTCATTAACAGTATCAGGTTCAGTATTAGGTAATGTAATAGGTAATAATACAGATACTTACACAAGTTCAGCAGCTGTTCAACAAATTGTAACATTAACACAAGCTGAATATAACGCAATTGGTTCACCTGATGCTAATACATTCTATGTAATCTCAGGTTCAGCACCAAATGCTACATTAGCTTCAAATACATTTGTTGGTAATCAAATAATCAGTGGTTCATTAATAGTTAGTGGTTCTTCTTTATTCAGTGGTTCAGTAAGAGGAATTGTAATTTCAGGTTCAACTACCTCAAACACATCATCACTTGATTTCTCAGCAGGTAATTTCTTCACATTAAATACTAACAATATTTTAAATACTCACATTGTTCCTAATAATGTTCAATCAGGTCAAACAGTAAACTTAGAACTTACTTACCCAGCTACTGCTTCAGCTATTACATTCCCTTCATATGTAAAACAACCTTCAGGAAGTGCTTACTCTCCTTCAGGTGCTAATACAACTGATATTTTAACATTTATAGTGTTTAACTCAGGAAGTGTTTATTTAAGTAGTATTAAAAATATGATATAATATATGTTTACACCATTCGCGTTTATAAAAACAGCTACTGCTACTGCACCCCCAGCATTTGATTTTGTGCTGGGGTATACAAGTTCATTTGTTGCTTATTCTATAGCACGACAATTAAGTTCAACCTATACAGGTTCAGCTATTAGAGTTCAACGTTCAAGTGATGCTTCTTTTCAAGACATAGGATTTTCTAATAATATTTTAGATACAGCAGCTTTAAATTCATTTGTAGGTGCTGGCACAGGTACTGTTGTTACATTATATGACCAAAGTGGAAATGGAGTTAATTTAACAGGTGGTGCTACTATTATTGCCTCAGGTGTAATGTATACAAGTTCAGTAGGTATTCCTGCTGTAAAATTTGATGGTTCAACACAATTTTTTGCTAGAACTACAGCATTTACTTCTAATAAAGTAAACGAGGTAATGTCAATATGTTCTGTTGATGCTTATACTACTAATGGATTATTTTGGTGTAATCCTGATAATGGATATAGTTTTGGGCCTTATGAAACCGGGGGAGGTGCTGTATCAGTTGTTAAAAGTGATGGAGGTAGATTAGGAGAAACAAGTGTATCTAATGGAACTATTATGTTTGTAGATCAATTTAACAATGTTGATGGAGGAACAAATAACTCATTCTTATGGATTAATGGTTCAGCTAATAATTACACAACAACAAATTCAACTTGGAGTGCTACCTCGTTTAATAAAATTAACTTAGGTAGAGGTCCATTTGGTCCTACATTCTATACTAATGGTAGAGTAAGTGAATGGATTATGTTCCAAGATACTGATTCACAAAGATCTAGTATTAGAACTAATATAGATAATTTTTATAATACTTATTAATATGCCAATATACTTAGGAGATAAATTAATTAGCAAAGAATACGTTGATTCTTATGAATCAGGATTATTGTATTTAGGTAGTAACATTGTACAAGGTAATGTTGATTACAAAGTAAGTGATTTAGGATTAGTTGCTTATTATGATATTTCAAACCCAAATTGTTATACATCAGGTTCTACAACCATATTTGATTTAACAGCTAATAACAATGATATGACTATAGGTGATAACTTAACTTATAGTCCTAATAACTCAGGAATATTAGTAGGTAATAATGCTTACGCTTATGTTACTCCTTCTAACAACACACCTTCAGGTTCAGCAGTAACACAACCTAATTTAACGTTTGGATTTTGGGCAAAATATGATAATTTTGGAACTTCTACTAATCCTAATAATGCTTTTTCATTTGGTTCAGTAAATAGTGGGAATCCAGGATACATTACATTAGTTAATATATCATCATCAGCAAATTTAGATTTTGGTTCTACATTTCCTTCTGCTTTCCCACCACAACAAGTTAGGTCAATTAGAGTAACATCTTCATTTGCTACAGGTAGCTGGTATAATATTATGGTTAGCTATTCAGGTAGTACTGATGTTAATACTTCTCCTGGTATAGCAAGTGTATATGTTAATGGACAATTTATTGGTTCAGGTTCTATGAGTATGGTAGTTAGTGAACAAGGAACTCCCATTACAATAGGTGTACCTAATGGAACCAATCCAGCCGCTCGTGGGAATGGATTTTATGGTAGTTTTGGTGTAGGGTATATATACAACAGACTAATGAATGCTAAAGAAATTGAATTTAATTGGAACGCTCAAAAGAATAGATTTGGACAATAATGGCTAAAGTAACAAAATCAATGGGTGTAAGTAAATTTGTACCTAAAACTAAGAAAAAGGGCCAAGCGTCTAAATCACCTGGCCCTAAAGCAACACCTGTCTCTAAGTATAGAGGACAGGGTAAATAATTATTTTTTACGTTTATTAACTTTTGCCTTTGGCAAAGCTAAATCTAAACTACCACCAATAATAGTTGGTTGATTAGGTTTTGATGCTACTGTTGTGTATGTTTTACCATCACCAGTATCGTGTTTGATTTTATCTTTGTGAATGTGCAAAGCAGATGCGGCACCAATTAGTGTTTGTTCAGGCAATACATTTAATTGTTCAGGTGTAAGAGCATCATTTAGATAGAATAACATAAATCCATCTTCAAACGCTACATACCAGAATACATTCATACCTTGAGACATCATTCCATACAATGTATAGAAATGTTTGTTTTCAATAGCAATACCAGTATTTTCTCTTTCACTAACATATTTTTCATTTGGAATTTCTACGTGGATATAGTATTCTTTATCCTCGTGATCTCTACATAAAAATGAAATAGGAGCTCCTTCAGAAGCCAATTCAAATGTCTTAAAACGTTCACCTAAGTATTCGTGGAATATCCTGGCTTTATCTTCATTACTAATTTTCATATGCTTATACGTATGTGTTAATTTTGTTCTGATTTATATTTCCAAATAAACTTTTTATGACGATGATGACCATCAGCACCATTAATAGCATTAGTTACAGAATTACGATTAAAACCAGCAGCTATAACATCTTTCCAAGTTTCAAAAGTATAAATAAGATTATTATCTAAATCATATTGTTCGATTTGAGGAGTTCTTTGTTCATAACTACCACGTTTTAATCCTTTTTTATTACCTTGTACACTCATCATTTCTCTATATAAGGTATAAGCTTTAGGAAATTTACTACCTTTATCTACTTGTAATTTAGTTCTAATATGACTATCTTTAGTACCTTTAAGATCAATTGCTTTTTTATATTTTTTTAAAATAGAACAAATATAATCATCAGTATAATTAATAACAAATCCAGTCATCCATTGCTCTAATACAGACTTCATTTTATCATAACCTAATAACTTCAATATTCTATCATATATTGTTTTTTCATTTTTATAAAATTTTCCATAGTTATTATATTTTTTAGCTATAATTAAACATTCCTCTAATGATAATGCTTCTTTAATTTCCTCAAACCATTCAGGACGTTCTGTTTGCTGACGATGTATTAAACGACCAGCTGCATTAATCATCAATTTATTTTCACCTTTAAAATCAACCATTGCTTGAGCACTAGTAAAGGATTTAGCTAATTCTTTAATTTTTTCAGGTTTAAAAACTAAATAATCTGTTTTAACATAATTAGCATTTTTTTTATTAATCTCAGCTTGAGTAATATGATTACCTTCATTTAACATTTCCGTAAATGAAGTTTCATCCATTTGAATTAAACGTTGACGTAATTGTTCTATTTTATTATTCATTTTTTTATTTCTTTATACGGTGAATATATGAAGGGGCTTTCGCCCCTCCAAATAAATTTAATGGTTTTTTTAAGCAATAAAATCATAGTTCCATCTATCTTTAATATCTTCAATGCCAATAGATTTTAATAAATCACCCATATCAATAGCTGTACGAACATTAAATTCTGTCATTTTATAACGATTGTTCCACATCCAATCTAAAATAAACATAATTTCATTTTCAGTATGATTAGGCATACCATTATCATTTAATAAAACATAGGCAATACTACCCCACATTTCTTCTCTATTACAGTTAACCATATTATAACGAGTACGAGTTCTAATAGCGTGTAAGTCTTCCATTTTAATATATGCGGTTGTTGGACCACTTTTAAGTTTTTTGGCAGTTGCTTCAAGTTCTTGTAATGAAGGTAAAGGCATATTAGAAGTAATAATAAAAAAGAAATTACTACAATCAATTTGAAATCCAGATTCATCATCATTCATAAATACTTCAACAGCATCTCTCTTAGCACCTTCAGGAATACTATTAAGATGAAGATTTTTAGAATAAGTAAAATTACCTGATTCCCAACCATCTTCTAAAAGATCTTTCATAGTATTAATACTATCTTTATCAGCAAATAATTTATCACAGTCATCTACAATAACAATAACTGGTTCATTAAAATATTTAACTTTTAATACAGCTAAATTTTGTGCCATACCAAATAAAGAGGATTGACCTTTAATAATAGCGTACGGAACTCCTGATGTTTTAACGGCATTTATAACTGAATGGGATTTACCTGCACCACCTGTACCTGTAATATACGCATGACGTTTATTACGTTTAGTAGTTACATCAGCTGCTTGTTCAGCAAATGAAATTAATTGTTGGCGTAAGAAACCACCTCGTTCTAACGCGTTTTTCTGTTCTCTGTCAAATGTAATCATAACTTTTTTTTTTATTTATTTTTATTTATTTCTTAAACGTGCAACGTGAATATACAAACAAAAATTCAAATCTCCAAACATTTTTGAAGAAATCTTTAAATTTTCTTTATTTTTTTATTTTAATTTGGCGATTTTGATTTTATTTCGTATATTTATTGACGTACAACAGGATGTACCAAACTTCAATTGGGTGTTATAAAGTTACCGATTGTTGGCTCGGATCAATTTATTATTTGAATTACGCCTAAGGTTTGTTTTATAAGAATTGTTTACTTAGGATATGGGGGGAGGTTAAACCAATTACTTATCTTTACATTTTAACGCCTGGATATAATAATTATAATAGAATGTATAAAGTAGATGAATTAACAGATGATGAGAAAAGGGATATGATTAACCATGCTATCACTAAACATTATCCTAAAATGCTGAAAGATGAACAACGTATTACAAGTTACAATTATCATCTTTATTCAGATTTATTAAGTTTCTGTATGGAACAATTTCTAACTAAAAAACCATTAGATTACCAGTATAAAGTGTGTGTTACAGATGATGCAATATTGAACTACATGGGACGAAGTATGAGTTTAAACTTACGCAGTTCTACCTCACCTTATTGGTCCCACATACGAAAAGATAGTTATAATTATCGTGGAGTATATCTTGCAGAAACTGATAAATCTTATATCAATGGACAATTCGATGAAATAACTATATCAGGGGATGCTGATTATGATTGTATGATTACCCAGCTTGATAAATTAGATTTTTATCATAAACCATTAGTAACAGATTATTATCTTAATGGTATGACATATGAACAATTAAATAAAAAATACGGTATTGCTTTACGTCATTTGAGAAAGGCAATAAACGAAGGATTAAAAATTATTAAAACCGAATGTAGAAAATCACAAAACTTATGAATACATCATTATTTATATTAACCGCAGTTTTATCATCAATCGCAACAATTATTGCCCCGCATATAGTATTGCGTATTAGACAATATAAAACACATAAACAACGAAAATTAACACGTTTAATACGTGAGGAAGTAGAACGACAATTAAAAGATATAATTAATGATTGATTTAATCAGTATAGCAATTATAGGATTCTTTATAGCAGAATGGTTTCAGCCTATTCAGTGGATAAAGAATGAATTACAAATGTATAATTGGCCTTATATTGGTAAACATTTTTATTGTATTAAGTGTGTTTGTTTTTGGTTAGGCCTGTTTATTACCCTAAACTTGTATTCTGCAGTCCTTGTTAGTATATTTGGATATACAATTAGTTATTTAGTAGACTTAATGGATAAACACAGGTATGGATAAACAACAAAAACAAGCCTATATGAAAGTGTATAATGCTACACCTGAGGCAAGAGCAAAACAAAAAGCATATTATCAAACACCAAATGGTAAAGCTGTTCATAGACAAGGACAACACCACTACTATAATAAAATTAAAGGTATATATGGTTGTTTTGATGGCAACACAGGTGAATGTTTATATGTTGGAGCTAGTAAAGCAGTTAATGGCAGAATTAATAATCACAAATATGCTGTAAGTCATTTAGATAAAGCAGCACAACATCGTCCCTCACATTTAGCTCTATATACAGCATTAGCCCAACACGAATCCAGAGATTGGAGAGTAATAGAGGAATGTGAAGTAGAAATGATTAAAACATTAGAAAAACAATATATCAATATATACAACCCAATTTATAATATTCATAACAATGATAAACTTTAATACAGAAATAACACAAGAACAAGCACGCTATATTGTAGAGGAAGTATTTCCTAAAGCAGGATATAGAATTGATCATAAAACATTAAGCTGGTGGATGACAGCTCATAATTATGCTTTTAAAGAACAAGTAAGTATACCAGGATGTGGATGCGAGTATCTTGCAACATACAATGTATGGAACTCACGTTTAAGCCAATATGCTAAACAGATTGAGGATATTGCTTATCCTCCAGTAGTTGAGGTAACAGAAACTGGTTCTAAAGGATATATTAAAAAAGGACGTAAACCTACAACAACAGCATCTAGTAATGGGTAAGCCAAACTACGATAGTAAAATGTTTTGTACCTACTTAGATGGTGACAAAGCGTGGTTACTGATTGAACAAAAAGCAATGGGGTATGATGTTGATTTTGATTCATTATACCCTGAACATTTTTTAACTGAGGTAACATCAATACAGAATGAGGAAAAAATAAAATCAATGATTATGCCAGGTGAGGAATATCATATGTTTGAAGGTGATTGTGATAATTACTGTATTACATCATTAGGCAGAATATTCAATGCTAAATACGGAACACAAAATAAAGTATATATTGCAAAAAATAAAATCACAACCAACATTAGATCAACAAAAATATATTTTGCGGCCGAGTTTATGAAACAGGGATGGCCGTTTAATATAGACAATATAAAACAATTATACGACGACAACAAATGGGCTTATCACTACAAAGGAATCAATCACAATTAAGTTCGCCTATATTTGATGGGCGATATGTATCATTAAAGTATCGTATATACTTATATAATATAACACGTAATGTTTAAATCATTCAAATTAGTTAAATGTATTAAATGCTTAACAGATATGACACCTGTTTGTATTGATAAGGATGAAATCTGTTATTTATGTAAAAGATCACAATATGAAAAAATCAAACAAAGTAAACCACAACACACATCTTGACGAGTGTGTAGAATATATACTACAACATAAGTCTGGATGGACTCAATTTACTAATTGGGCAAGGGAGAGATACGACATTAACAACAAACAAGCTAATACCTTATGGAAAGAGGCTTGGGAAGTATTAACTAAGGATTTTTCTGACAACATTCAACATACAGTAGAAAAAACATTAATCGAATTAGAACAGGTTAAAGAATCTGCTATCAATGATAATGATAGAAAAGTATGGTTAGAGGTAATTAAATACCAGAATAAAATTAAGGGCGGTGAGATTGAACGTATTGAGGCAAAAATTGATGGTAACATAAGACTAAGCTGGGGTAATGAATTATCACCTGACTTTGGACAAACCGAAATTTTATAATGGACGTTCAATTATTTTCACCACATAAAGGACAAAAACAAATCATTGATGGATTTGCTGATTCTATCCATAAATTTGGTGTCGTAGCAACTGGTAGACAGTTTGGAAAATCATTATTAGCACAAAATATGATGCTGTACTGGTTGCTACAGACCCCAAATCAAAAGGGTAGTTGGATAACACCTGTATATAATCAAGCAAAAAAAGTATTTGATGAATTAACTAATGCGGCCAACTCAATCA